GCTTCCGCCAGGACGGTTCGCGCTACCTGATCAACGCCTAATCGTTGACCTATCCGATGCCCTTGGGGTGGCTGCGACCGATTGGCGTAGCCACCCCTTTGGGTTTACACTCTAACAAAAGGAAAAATGATGAACAACAAGACTTCTATTTTCGTTTCGTATGCCCTGCTCGTTCTCGTTGGCTTTGGCGGCACGGCTCTGCTTGGTTTCACTGGCAAGAACGGCGACACCAACGCTGTCGTGGCGTTCCTTGGCTTCTACGGCTTCCTCTGCACCACTGGCGCATTCTATGTGCTTGGCAAGCAGAAGGCGGCTTTGGACTCGCTTGTGGAACACATCAATGAGGTGAGCGATTCTCACTACAAGAATTCTGATAGCATTCATCGCCGTCTTGATGATGGACTCGCTGCCATTGAGCGTGACACGCAGAAGCATATGGATTCAGTGTGGCTGAACATTGATCGTCTTGAGACGGAGTTTGAAAACTGCCGCGCTTGCACTCCCTGCAAGAAGTGAGCAACCCCCTTTGCGCCTTGCGGGTGAAATATCCTTCAAGGCGTTTTTGACATGAACACGAAACAGATTCAGCGTCTGCTACGGATCGCGTACCCCTTGTGCTTGGAGATTCCCCGTCCCAAGAAACACATCTCCATCATTCTGCACAAAGGCAGAATTGAATCTATCGGTACAAATCAGTTGAAGACACATCCCGAAGCCCTGAAGCACGGCTACCTGTTTGGGGAAATGCACTCGGAACTTGACGCATTTTTGAAACTCGGAGAGCGAAAGCGGGGACTCACCCTTTTCAATATTCGCTTTAATCGGTTTGGGCAGATGCGTATGTCCCGTCCGTGTTTCCGCTGTATGCCGTGGTGCGTTGGGTGCTTTGACGAGATTTGGTACACCACTGACGAGGGTGTTTTACTCCACGGTGAAGGACTTCTTCCTATAAATACAGGGAGTATCAAGGAGATTCTGCATGAAAAAGTTCACCCAATATCTTGATTCACGCGGACTACAGGAGGCTCTGTCCCACAAGGAAGCCACCGAGGTTTCACTTGTTGAAGCCAAACTGTCCCGTGTTTTTCAGTATGTGGAAGACGATAAGAAGGACTTTGGCATTCTCAGCGCGTTCCGTGGCTCCAACTCCGACAAGGAAAACAAGGCTCGTCACGAAGAACTGAAGAAGGCTATTCGTCAGATGGGCTACGGATTCATTGAACTCCGTGGCGGCTACAAGGGCGATGAAGGCTATGTGGAGGAGTTGAGTCTGCTCATTCCAAACATCACGAAGAAAGGCATTGTTGATTTGGGGCGGCAGTTCCAACAGCACTCCGTGATGTACAAGAACGATCAGGACTTCTACTACATTGGCACGAACGAAGAGGCTGGCGTGGGCAAGGTTCTCATGCGCTTCAAGAAGGGCGAAGGTCAGGACAATCTTGAACTTGCGAAGCACAAGGTTGTGGACTTCTTTTCGCAACTGAAGAAGGGCGCACACTCTGAAAAGAAGTTCGTGTTCAATGTGAAGCCCGACACTGCCAAGCAGACCGCGCAGGGCAAGGAAGCGGAAGCCAAGGTTGCCCAACGCCACCGTCCAGGCGACATCTGGAAGACATCAAGCGGGCTGTGGGGCGGCATGGATGATCAGGGTAACTACGAGTACTTTGATGACGAGCAATCCGCCAAGAAGTTCTCAAAGAAACACCGCAAGGGATATCGCATCCAAGAGCGTGAAGAATGGAATTTTGCAAAGGCTGCGTACTTGCGTAGAGGCGAAGACCCCAAGTGGATCACAATCTACGAGGATTCCGCTGACGAAAATGCATAAATAAGTTGGAGGAGTAAATGAAAAAAGATACTGCTAGGACAGCATTGAAAAAATCACTGCTGCGGAACGCTGTGCAAAATATACGGCGTGAAATAGTGGATCGCAAGAAGGGTCAAAAGAAATAATCGTATAGCACTGTGTGGTATTGATCTTCCCGTCTGTTTTGATACAATCATGTGTGAAAGGAGTTCGCAATGAACTTTAGCACTCTCGTTTCGTCTGTCGTGGTTAGCCTTGTACTCACCGCATCAGCCAATGCCCAATGGGTTGGTGGAGGTAGTGGTGTCAACATTGGTGTTGGTGGTTCTTACAGCCGAGCCACACTGCCTAATGGAAAGACGGTTACAAGCAATAACGTGAATTGGGGTATTGGGCTTGGATCGTCTTCTTATTACGGAGGCGGTTACGGTGGAATTGGTTACGGTGGCATGGGGTACGGTGGCATGGGGTACGGTGGCATGGGATGGGGCGGCATGGGATACTATGGTGGTCCAATCGTCATGCCCTACTACGGAGGTGGTTGTGCGCCTGTTGTGGTTCCGTATTCGCCTTTCACTGGTACCTACGCCAATCCGTGCTATGCCCCTCAAGTAATTGCCCCTGCGAGTTTCTGTCCGCAGGCTCCCGTTTGCTGGTAATAGGAATACAATGAAGAATCATATTTGTTAACTATTTTGGTAATGCCGATCCCTCCTGCTACCACAGATCACGGTCGCCTGACGCGCACTGAAACAGCAGGAAAAGCCAAGAAATACTCCGTTAAGTCCGTAATGCACATAGGCAATACCCAATGACACTAGTTGGGTTGGCAGGAGAGGAATGCTTGGAGAGTAGAGACTATGTTGGGGTTCTCTACAACGGTGACTTCAGAGTACCGTGGCACACAGCACTCATCTGAAATGGTTCGGCGGCTCCATTCAAAAGCCGCCGCTTTTTTTGGTCCTGTCGTCTAGTTGGCTAGGATACCGCCCTTTCACGGCGAGAACACGGGTTCGAATCCCGTCAGGATCATTTCGGGACAGGTGGCAGAGTGGTCGAATGCGGCGGTTTGCTAAATCGCTGAAGGCAGATATGTCTTCCGAAGGTTCGAATCCTTCCTTGTCCGTTCCCTTGTTGTGTAATGGTAGCACAGGAGATTTTGATTCTTCTAGTCTAGGTTCGAATCCTAGCGAGGGAATGCGCCCCCATAGTATAGTGGTAATACCCTTGACTTGTAATCAAGAGACATCAGTTCAATTCTGATTGGGGGCTTTGTTAAGGGACTGTTCAAGCACAAGAGCGGATGAACATAGGGTATGGAAACACTGCAACTCACATCACTGGGAATCGGAGTAGTCGCCGCCGCCGTTGCGGGTCTACTGAAACTTTACAGCATCGCGTATTCGCGTGGCTATGAGGACGGCAAGCACTGCGGATTCACCGAAGGTCTGTATCGTGCTGCACAGCGGGAATCACGGCAGAAGAAAAGACTACAAGTCGCTTGGTCACACTGATAGCGTTAGATTGAGTCTCGGTCTTACGCTAACTGGTTTTACTTCAGTGTTTAGTCCGCTTCGGTTTTCTGAAGCGGTGGCTTCTTTCGTGTACAGACGAACCCGATTATTCTTGGATATTTCGTCTGAATAGAAGTCTACCGTGTACGACTTTGCGTTGTTTGGTGAAATCGTTGGTGTATATCCAAAAATTATGGTGTCATTGGTGTTCAGTTCACTCAAATCTTTAAGCAGAGAGTTGTCTGGAGCCGTAAACTCAACTATTCCGAGTCCCGCTGCCACTGTTCCAGTGCAACTGAACTCTGCGGTGGTGTGAACGGTGGACGAGAATCCTGCTGTATCTCCCGAAATGATCATCTGAATGCCGCTGTCCCCGCTTCGCTTGTCTATCAGGGTGTATGTGCTTGCTGTTCCTTTAATATCAGGCAAGAACATAGAAAATGTGTTGCCCACGGACACCGATGCGTTGAAAGCAGACCATCGGTTTGTTCCTGTGCCTTGTGTTTCCGCGCTTTCCAGTGTCAAATACGGCAACTGCTGTGATATTTTCACCACAACTCCCTCTGTGTTGATGGAATTGCTGTCTCCTGCGCCGTAAAACACAACATTTGATTGTGCTTTTGCTCCTAGTAGAGGCGATGACGCTTGTTGTGAATAGAATTGCAGAACATCTGGTGATGTTTCGTCCGTTTTTACCGCTACTTCAAGCGTGCTTTTTCCCGAAGACTTCCAAATGTTGAAGAATGGCGTGATATCAAAGGTTACAACGTGACCGTTCCACAATCCTGTAGTGATTATTTCAGAAGAAAGTGGTTCCTGCTCTCCACCGTCGCTCCATGTTGTGCTGTATGCTTGTGATGGTTTCGTCCATGTAGTGCTTTCGTCTGTTGATGCACCTGTTGCAAGCATGAAAGTCTGCAAATTTCCACCGCTTCGCCCTTCGGATGATGTCAGGGTGATGTTTGCTTGGAGAACGGAGTATTCCATTCCTGTCGTGTATCCAGCAATTGCGGTTATCGCGTCTTCTACTCTGTCTCGTATATCGAAAATGAGAACTCCGCGATATGTGGAGTCGCCATTTCCACCAATTTTCAATACGGTTCTGCTTTGATACAGCGTATTTGTGTTTTTTCCGCCTGCATATTTTTCACTGGCAGTATCTTCGCTCACTACCACATCGTTTAATTCAATAAAGTTTTGTGCTTTCCGATCAAACGCCAGCACTTTGATGTCTGATACTTTGTTTGTGATATAGGTATCCAGAATACTAACAGGATCGTCAATCGCCAAATCTATTGTGTTGGCGTTGTAGAATTTGCTGAACCAGTAATTTTCGTTTCTGTCTAGCATTAGGAAGCATAGAACGAGAATGTCATGCCTGCTCCTGTGTTGTGTGGCGCAAAGGAAGCAGAGTATGCAGGGTAGAACACCTTGATCTGGTTGATGTTGTCTACTTCAAAGAACATTTCATCGCCGTGATACAGCACATACGATGCAGTTCCTGCGGTGGCTCCATAAAATCCTGCATCCGCTTCCGAAATCACGCACATGATTTCGTTTTGTGATGCGTTTGCGCCTGTTGCGATGCGCGAAGTCTTGATGCGTACACCGTTTGCACAGGTGTATCCAGACGCTGCGCTAAAGGCTGTCAAGTTTTGTGGCGAGTTTGTAGCCGAACCTGTGCGAGCCATGAACGATGCTTGAGGTTTTATTGCCATCACAGACACAGCCAGTGATGGCTGTGACGCAACCGAAACAGATGACGGATCCGATGACGGCAGTTTTACTGCATTCAGAGCAGCAAGACCACCAACAACTTGATCCTTTACAAGTGTGTATATGGACAGATTTCCAGGATAGTCACCAGCACTTATAGACACATTAGGATCGTAGAGTGCTTTTTTCATTGCACCCATAAAATCGGTGTTTGCCTTTACTTGTCCGATTGATGTGTTTATGGTGGTTGTGCTTGTGTTCAAGAACGGGCTTGACACAGGCAAATATCCACTAGAACTGCCCTGAACAAGCACCGGTCCGTTTGCTGTGTCGCCAACAACCCAAACACCAGTGGTGGCTGATGTGGATCCTGCGACGGGAATAGGATTGTACGCTGCTTGGGATATTCCTATTCCTGTGGAGAATGTGGCAGAAGCACTAATGCTGAATGTTATTCCTGAATTTACAAGATACACATTCATTGCCGCTCCGCACCATCCTGCGCCTGCGGTGCCTCCGACTCTTTGCAGTGATCCGCTGTTCATCAAAGCACTGATGTTTGTTGGAACAGTTGCAATAGAAGTGTCTTCTTGTGCTCCCTGACCCACCACCGTTATAGTGTCTGTGATGTACGACAGATTCCGTATATCAAGATCCGTTGCAGAAACTGTGATGCCTGGAGCGGTTTTGATGTTTACGTTTAGTGCATTATCTTCTGCGTAAATGGGAGAAGCAGTTGCGCCAGTAAACCCAAACAACCCAACAGAAACTGTTGCAGCAGTTCCTCCTCCGTACACAGTAATAGTGTCGGATACAGCCGTGAGTCCACGAATACTGATCGTGCCAACCGTTATTCCTATTGCGGTCGCTCCCGAAACTCCAAACACACCAAGATCGGAGAACGAAGAAACGCTTACCGGCATAGTAAAATTCATGGTGATACCTACGGGATATCCACCACATATGCCTTGAACCTTGATGTAGTCTTCGTTTGTGAGTGTTCCGCTTCCAACTGTTCCACCGTACAGAGTTCTTATATCAAAATCGGTGGAATTAACTGTCAGTGGAGTAACGGTGATGCCAACTAATTGACCACCAGAAGTTCCTACTATTGAAATAGATTCTCCGGTGTAGCCTACAATAGTGGTTGTTAGGCTATAGTAGCCAGAATTTGCAAGGTATTCGTATTGTGACCACGAACCGCATATTCCAACGGGCAGTGGCGTGTCGCTGCTTACATTGGTTACCGTGTCGTTGTTTCCGTAAACAATCTTTGCCAATTGGTGATGTGCACTATTGACATAATCGCTGGCTATGGTATACGTAGTACCACTGGTGATGATCTCGTAGTTGTCGCTGGTTGCTCCCATTGGCTTCTCCGCTATGCAGGGTCTTGGGTGTGTTCCCGTCTAAATAGGATTACTCTGTATGTATATTTCTGAAAGCAAGGCTCTAATGGACATCAACAACCTACGATTTCCCAAAGAAGTAGAAAATCACGTTCAAAAATATGAGGTAACGTATATTGATGCGGTTCTTGCAGTATGTGAGAGATACGGTATGGAACCACAGGTGGCTGCAAAGTTTCTCAGCAAGCCTATCATTGAAAAAATCAAGGCTGAAGGGCAGGAACTCAATCTGCTCCCGAAGAAAACGCGACTTCCTGTTTGACACGCAGCAGACCTCTGCTATACTGTCTACATAGTCGTGACTGAACTGTTTGTCACACATACCTCATACACCGTACATACCGTACACAACAAGGAGACACGCAATGGGATTCAAAGACCTAAAGAACGCTTCCAAGAACTCGTATCAGACTCTCGCATCCGAAATGGACAAGATGGCGAAGAAGTCTGAGTCCTACAAGGACGACCGCTTCTGGCGAGCGGAAACCGACAAGACTGGCAATGGCTACGCAGAGATTCGCTTCTTGCCTGCGCCCGATGGCGAGGATCTACCGTGGGCGCGTGTGTGGAGTCACGGTTTTCGTGGACCAGGTGGTTGGTACATTGAGAACTCACTCACCACGATTGGGCTGAAGGATCCCGTGTCCGAGATGAACAATCTCTTGTGGGAGAGCGGTTCGGACAAGGACAAGGCGATTGCCCGTGATCGCAAGCGGCGGCTGTCGTACATCAGCAATGTGCTTGTTGTTTCCGATCCTAAGCATCCCGAGAACGAGGGCAAGGTGTTCCTGTTCAAGTACGGCAAGAAGATTTTTGAGAAGATTCAGGGTGCCATGAACCCCGAGTTCCAAGACGAGAAGCCGATGAACCCCTTTGATTTTTGGGGTGGAGCAAACTTCAAGTTGAAGATTCGTCAGGTGGACGGTTACGCGAACTTTGACAAGAGCGAGTTCGCTGTCCCCGCCCCTCTGCTTGGTGGTGATGACGCTGCGCTAGAGAAGTTGTGGAGGACGCAGCACTCGTTGAAGGAGTTCACTGATCCAAAGAACTTTAAGTCATATGACGAACTGAAGGCTCGTCTTGAGCAGGTTCTTGGCGGTAATATCCGCGCAACCGCATCCGATGCTGTTGCAAAGGGTGGTGCTGAAAAGGCTGCTTTCTCCGATGAAGACGAGACTCCTGCTCCAAAGAAGTCTGTTCCGCAGCCCAAGAAGCCCGTGAAGGAAGCCATCAGCACCGATGATGACGATACCGAATCGGCTCTCTCGTATTTTGAGAAGTTGGCAAGCGAAGACTAAACACACATCCTTCGGTTTCGCAAACAGGAGCGCACTTCGGTGCGCTCTTGTTTTTATCGTGGCTTCACTGTTCTAAACTGCAGTTG